AAGACAATGGAGGTTCTAAGTTTTACGATCAATGGGATTCTTTCCATAAATTAAGGCTTTACGCAAGAGCAGAGCAATCTGTAGGAAAATACAAAAACGAATTATCAATAGATGGTGATTTGTCACACTTGAATTTGGATTGGACACCTGTGCCTATTATACCTAAGTTTATAGATATAGTAGTTAATGGAATGTCTGATAGATTATTCGATGTAAAGGCATACGCACAAGATGCATTATCTGCTGACAACAGGAATAAGTACCAAGAAAGCCTTGAGGCTGATATGGTTTCAAAGGATTTATTAAGTCAAATAAAGGAGGATTTTAATGTTGATGCATTCAATACTAATCCTGACGATTTACCAGAGAATGATGACGAGCTTTCATTGCATATGCAGTTGAGCTATAAGTCATCAATAGAGTTAGCTCAAGAGGCAGTAATAAATACTGTTTTATCTGAGAATAATTATGAAGATACACGGAAAAGAGTAATATACGATTTAACAACCTTAGGGATTGGAATTGTTAAGCATGAATTCTTGCCAGGTGCTGGTGTTGTTGCTAAGTATGTAGACCCTGCTAATGTGGTATATAGCTACACAGAAGATCCAAACTTTAAGGATTGCTTCTACTGGGGTGAAGTGAAAACAGTGCCTATAAATGAGGTACTTAAAATAGACCCAGACTTAACGAAAGATGACCTAGAGAAGATTTCTCAATCAAGCTCACAGTGGCATGATCATTTTAACGCTACTCAGTTTTATAATAACTCATTATTCAATAATGACACGGTTACATTACTATACTATAACTACAAGACCACTAAGAAGTTTGTTTACAAGCAGAAAGGTGAGAAAGTAATACAAAAAGACGATGAGTTTAATCCTCCAGCAGAAATGATGGAAGAGAGAGGATTTCAAAAAGTAGAAAAAAATATAGATGTTTGGTATGAGGGTGTTATGGTCATGGGGACAAATATAATACTTAAGTGGAATATGTCTGAGAACATGGTGAGACCTAAGTCTGCCTCTCAACATGCTACACCAAATTATATCGCATGTGCTCCTAGAATGTATAAAGGTAAGATAGAATCCACATTAAGACGTATGATTCCATTTGCTGATCTTATACAGATGACACACATGAAACTTCAACAAGTTATACAAAGGGTTGTACCTGATGGTGTGTTTATAGATGCCGATGGTCTTAATGAAGTTGATCTAGGTAATGGATCTGCTTATAACCCAGAGGACGCACTAAGGTTGTACTTCCAGACAGGTAGTGTAATAGGGAGAAGTTTTACTGGAGATGGAGACTTTAACAATGCAAGAGTTCCTATTCAGGAGTTAGCTAAAAACTCAGCTCAAGGTAAAATATCTAGTTTAATAGGTAGTTATAATCATTACCTGCAAATGCTTAGGGATGTTACGGGATTAAATGAAGCAAGAGATGGCTCTATGCCAGATCCAAACTCATTGGTCGGGTTACAGAAAATGGCAGCATTAAATAGTAATACAGCAACAAGACACATATTAAACGCTAGTTTAGATGTGAGTAGAGATTTAGCTGTAGCATTGACGTCTAGAGTATCTGATGCTTTAGAGTACTACCCTTACAAAGATGAGTTTGTTATGCAGATTGGTAAGTATAACGTAGATTTACTTAACGATATAAAGGATTTGCACATATATGACTTTGGTATATTTATAGAAATGGCTCCAGATGAAGAAGAGAAACAGCAGTTAGAGGCAAACATACAGGTTGCGCTATCTAGAGACTCTATTGATCTTGATGACGCTATTGATATAAGAGAGGTTAGGGATACTAAACTGGCTAATCAATTACTTAAGGTTAAGCGAAAGAGAAAAGAAAAACAAAGGCAAGATTATGAGATGCAGAAAATGCAGTCTCAACAACAGGCACAGATGGAGACTCAACAAATGGCGGCACAAGCAGCGGCACAAAAGCTTCAGATGGAGACTCAATCAGAGATGCAGATTGCGCAAGCAAAGGCAGGATTTGATATTGAGAGAATGCGTGGAGAGGCTCAAATAAAGTCCGAGTTAATGAAGCTTGAGTTTGACTTGAACATGCAATTAAAAGGTGTTGAAGTTAAAGCATTAAGTGACAGAGAGGATATTAAGGAGAAATCTAAAGCTGATCGAATAAGTAAACAAAACACACAGCAATCTAAATTAATAGAACAAAGACAGAAGGATTTACCTCCAGTAAACTTTGAATCAAATGAGGATACGCTGGATGGTTTTGACCTAGCGGAGTTTGAACCTCGCTAATAAATTAAATTAAATAATGCGTATTTTTGCGTCATAAATTAAATCAAATATGGAATTAAAAGTAAAAGCGGTCCCCGGACCAGATGAAAAGTCTGTACAAGAAGTTGAAGGAACTTTATTAGAACAGCACGAAGAGACTATTACAGATGTTGAAGAACAAGCTGTAGAAGAAGAAGTTACTGCTGACGAAGAGGTTGTCAGTGAAGCCGAAGAATTTGGCGAAGAGGACGTTCTTTCATTTATTAAGAGTAAATATAACAAAGACATTACATCTGTTGACGATTTGTTTTCTAATGAAACACAGGAGTTACCAGAGGATGTGTCTGCGTTCTTAAATTATAAAAAAGAAACTGGACGAGGTATTAGTGATTTTATGAAGCTACAGGCTGATTTTGATCAAATGAAACCAGATCAGTTATTGCGTGATTATTATGCTTCAACAGAGGAGGATCTTGATTCAGAAGATATTGAATATCTTATGAGTGAGAAGTTTTCTTATGACGATGAGCTAGATGATGAATCAGAGGTTAAGCAGAAGAAGATCGCAAAAAAAAGAGAACTTGCTAAGGCAAAGAAATATTTTAACGAATTGAAGGAGACGTACAAGGTTCCGGTTGAGTCAACTGGTGTTCCTGTCAATGATGATGAGTTAGAGTCTTACAACGCTTACAAGGAGTATATATCACAATCGCAAAATGTTCAAGAGGAGAATCAAAAGCGCTCTGAGTATTTTCAGAAAAAAACAGAAGAATTGTTCAACGATGAATTCAAAGGTTTTGAATTTAAAGTCGGAGACCAAAAGATGAGTTTTAGTCCTGGAGATACAGTCGAAGTGAAGAAAGTTCAGTCTGACGTAAACAACTTTGTATCTAGATACCTAGATGACCAAGGTGTTATCAAAGACGCAGCAGGATATCACAAGGCATTATCAGCAGCGATGAACCCTGACAAGTTAGCTGAGTTTTTCTATGAGAAAGGCAAGGCTGATGCTGTTGGAGATGTTTCGAGACAATCAAAAAATATAAACATGGATGTCAGACAAACACCTCAACAACTAAAAGACAACTCAGGATTCAAGATTCGAGCCGTAGATCAAAGTAGTGGGCGTGGTTTAAAAATTAAAAAACGTTAAACATTAAAAAAAACAAAAATTATGGCACTTACAGTGAACCCAACTCCTGGATATAGCTTACAACCGACTCCGTCGCAAGTAGCAACTCCTGGATCTTACATTTCAGATTTTGACTTCTTAAGTCAATATCTACCTGATACGCACGAAGCAGAATTCGAGCGTTACGGAAACCGATCAGTCTCTTCTTTCTTACGTTTAGTAGGAGCTGAGATGCCTTCTAACTCTGACTTAATTAAGTGGTCTGAGCAAGGAAGATTACACATTAAATATACAAGCGTAACAAGCGCTGGCGCTGCAACAGATGACACAGCTATCTTTACTATTGCTGATGCTGGAATTACAGCTGCTGCTATTAGAGTAGGACAAACAGTTATGATCTCTGATAATACTGCTGCTTCTACATTAAACAACAAAGGTATTGTAACTGCGGTTAGCGGACTTACTTTTACTGTTGCTTTTTACGAGGCAGGTGGTCAAGAGAACTACGCAGGATCAGTTACTGTATTCATTTACGGTTCTGAATTCAAGAAAGGATCTAACGGCATGGATGGTGCTTTAGAAGCTGAGAGCGAAATTTTCGAGAACTCTCCAATCATCATCAAAGATAAGTACACTGTATCTGGATCAGATATGGCACAAATCGGATGGGTTGAAGTAACAACTGAGAATGGAGCAAACGGATACTTATGGTACTTAAAGTCTGAGCACGAAACTCGTCTACGTTTTGAAGATTACTTAGAGACAGCTATGATTGAAGCAGTACCTGCTGAGGCTGGTTCTGGAGCGATTGCTGCTACTGGAGATTTAGGAAACAAAGGATCTGAAGGTCTTTTATATGTACTAGAAAACAGAGGAAACGTTGCCGCTGGAGCTTTAGCTGATTTAGATGAATGGGACGCAGTTGTTTCTCGTTTAGATAAGCAAGGTGCTATCGAAGAGAATGTATTATTTGTTGATAGAACTTTCTCTTTTGAGATTGACAATATGTTAGCTGAACAAAACAACTTTGGTTCTTCAGGAGCTTCTTTTGGTTTGTTTGACAACGATACAGACATGGCTCTAAACTTAGGTTTCTCTGGTTTCCGTAGAGGATATGACTTCTATAAGTCTGACTGGAAATACTTAAACGATGCTACTATGCGTGGTGGAATTGTAGGTGGAGCTATCAATGGTGTATTAGTTCCTGCTGGATCTACTTCAGTATATGATCAAGTTTTAGGTAAAAACGCTAAGAGACCATTCTTACACGTACGTTACCGAGCTTCTGAAGCTGAAGATCGTAAGATGAAATCATGGGTTGTTGGTTCAGCTGGTGGTGCATCAAATAGCGATAAAGATGCTATGGAAGTACACTTCTTATCTGAGAGAGCTCTTTGTACTTTAGGTGCAAATAACTTCTTCTTATTTAAGTAGGATCAAACAATAAGGAGGGACCGCAATAAGCGGTCTCTCTTTTTTATAAACTTTAAATTAAATTAAAATGAAAAAACAAGCAGTCCTTAAGGACAGAACTTACCGATTACTAGGGGCAACCGCTCCATTAAGTTATTCACTTAACACAAGAAATTCAAGAAGAAAACCATTGCTACACTTTGACGGACAGTCAAATAGAGCACTAAGGTATGCTTCAAACCAACAAACCCCATTTGAAGATAATCAGGATGGCAATGCTATTTTAGAGCCTGTTGTATTTGAGAGAGGTATGTTGAATGTATCAAGAATAAATCCAGTACTACAGGAATTCTTATCACTACACCCAGGGAATGGAAGAATATTCGTAGAGGTTGATGGAGAGAAAGATGCCAGCGTACAAGTTGAGGATTTAGATTATCAGTTAGAGGCACAAATTCAGGCCCGTGATTTAGGTATCGAAATGCTAGAAACAATTGGGCGAGTGGTATTATCTCTAAACATAGATAAGATGTCTACAGCTGAGTTAAAGAGAGACGTTAGGCTATACGCTAAGAACGATCCTCAAGACTTCTTAGATACACTTAATGATCCTATGCTTAAGATGCAAAACTTAGCATCTAAGTTAGTTGATCAAAAAATATTAATATTAAAAAACAGCGGCAAAGACATCTACTTCAATATTAAAGGAAACAAAACGAAGCTGATAAGTATTCCGTTCGGACAGAACGCTATTTATACATTAGCTACATTCTTCCAAACAGATGACGGTATTGAGGTCATGACAATGCTAGAAAATAAGTTAGAAGACTAACACAATCAATAAGCCCTCCATTATCGGAGGGTTTATTTTTTTTTAAGTATCTTTGCGTAAATTATTACAAGATGATAAACAGCGTAAGAAACACTGTACTTGCGGTTGCTAATAAACAAAATTTCGGGTATATCACACCGGCAGATTTTAACTTATATGCAAAGCAGGCACAACTAGACTTGTTTGAGGATTACTTTTACAGTTACTCTCAACAGTTATATAAACAAAATGCAAGACGTTCAGGAAGTGGCTATGCAGATATAGTAAAAGGACTAGAGGAAGTTATAGATTCATTCTCAGTTATAAGTACCCCATCTCCTGCAAGCGCACCAATATATCCATTGCCACAAGATTATTATCTAATAAACTCAGTTAGGTATGGAACTAGAGAGGTTGAGCGTGTATCAAACAATAAAATAATACAGCTCTCATCTTCAAACCTAACGGCCCCTAACGCAACATTCCCGGCCTATGTATTAAATGGGAGTGATATAACGGTATATCCTGATACAATATTAACTGGTGTTACTTTGCAGTACATAAGAAAGCCTCTAGATCCTAAATGGACGTATGTCTCTCTTTCTGGTGGTGAACCAGTATTCAATCAGGGTAGTTCTGATTATCAAGACTTTGAGTTACCAGAGTCTGATGAACCATCTTTGGTTGCTAAGATACTTCAGTATGCCGGTATATCTATAAGAGAGAAAGATGTTTACCAATTTGGTGTAAACGAGGAGACCGTAGAACAACAAACACAACAGTAAGACATGGCATATATAACAGGATATCAGTACTACGAGAACTCAGGTAATAACTGGGAAGAAGACAATTGGGGTAGTTACCAGTACGTTAACTTAATTGACATTGTAAACAACTTCATGCTAATGTATGTTGGGAATGATAAATTAATAAACAACGTTGAGCGATATAACGTATTATTTCACGCCAAGCGTGGTTTACAGGAGTTGAACTACGATGCAATGAAAGAAACAAAGATCGTTGAGCTTACAGTTTGTGACAACTTAAAAGTGGTCCTGCCTCCAGATTTCGTAAACTGGGTCAGAATCTCTCTATACAAGGATGGAATATTGAGGCCTCTTTCTGAGAATATACAAACAAATTTTGCTAAAAGTTACCTACAAGACAATGATTGCCGTGTTCTTTTTGATGAGGATGGAGGCGTGTTAATAGGTACATCTACTTTAGATGGAGATAGAATAGACGGCATCCAGAAAACACCTTACCTAGGCGATGGCAAGATGCACGGAAGAATGGGCTACAACATAGACGGTAATTGGGTCTTTGATATGCCACTAGGGGGGAGAATGGGGTTAAACACTGAGACAGCAAATACAAACCCAACGTTTAAGGTTGACAAGAAAAGTGGTGTCATAAACTTCAGCTCTCACATGGCAGATCAAACAGTTGTTATAGAGTATGTTTCTGATGGAATGGAAAATGGAGATGATTCCAAAGTAAATGTCAATAAACTTTTTGAAGAATTTATATATGCTTACATAAGATATTCAATACTTAGCAGTAAGTTTGGAATTCAGGAATACATAGTAAACAGGGCTAGAAAAGAAAAATCAGCACTATTAAGAAATGCTAAGCTAAGATTAAGCAATATTCACCCAGGTAGACTACTTATGAATTTAAGAGGTCAAAATAAATGGATAAAATAGAATGAATATAAATAACAACTTTATTGGGTCCAGAATGAACAAGAGTCTGGACGAAAGACTTATACCTCAGGGTGATTATATAGACGCATTAAACATTAGAATATCTTCTGATGAAGACGGAGAAGCAGGCTCTCTTGAGAATGCAAAAGGTAACGAATTAGTTACCTCTTTAACTTATAATTCATCCACACTTGTTGGTGCAACTTGTATTGGAGCTTTTGAAGATGGTGAGAAAGAAACTATCTACTGGTTCGTAACCAGCCCTACGGTGGATATGATAGTATCGTATAACTTTAATAATTCAACATTATTATACCACGTTATTAGTACGGATGTTTTAAACTTTTCTACTGACTTCAGGATTGAATCTATAAACCTTATAGATGATTTATTGTTTTTTACAGACAATTTAAACCCTCCAAGAAAGATAAATACTAAGAGGTCTTATCCAAGACCTATAACAGGGCAGGATCAAATAACTGAGGATGATATATCTGTTATTGTTAAGCCACCTATTGAAGCCCCTGGAGTTGGGTTAGTAGAAACATCTTCAAGTCAGAATTATATTGAGGATAAGTTCGCTAGGTTCTCTTATAGATATAAATACAAAGACGGAGAATACTCTGCCTTGTCTGAATTTTCTGACATTGCTTTTTTACCAGGTGTTTTTGAACTAGACTTTGGTAATTATGATATGACTGGAATGAGGAACAGGTTTAACTCTGCTAACGTTTCATTTAACACAGGGTCAAAACATGTAATTGGAATTGATGTTTGTTTTAAACTTTCAAACTCAAACGTAGTTCATGTGATTGAGAAGTTTGATAAATCAGAAGAAGGATGGGGCAACAATGAAGTTAAGAGTGTACAGTTTAGCAATCAAAAAATATTCACAACACTTCCAGAATCTGAATTATTAAGAATGTTTGACAATGTACCTAAGGTAGCTAAGGAGCAAACCTTGATGGGTAATAGAATTATGTACGGAAACTATACTGATGGATACGACATAGACACTAATATTGATTACAGTCTAAGTCTTGTTTCTGAGCTTATAGGTGATTCTGAAATACCAACAACTCATTTTTACGATCCAGCATCTAAAGCAACAGGTTTTACGGTAGATTTTGATGGCGTAGAACTGGTACGAGGGCTTACTATTTTTATAGATCTAAACATATTACACGCCGAGTTTGATGGTGATGCAGGTTATCCAATGACCCCACAGAATGACATACAACAGTCTTGGTCATTCCAACTCCCAAGGGATTATACATCTGCTCTAGATTTAGCAACTAGCACCGAGTGGAATGAGGCTATCCAATTAACAGACTTATGGACTAATACTGCTGACGGTAACAGTATGACTGATGTTTTTTTCACCAACATAATAGCCGCTAATGGGTGGAGAAAAGTACAGGGGGCTACTTATAGAGTAGATCCACCTGCGTTCTTGCTTAACAAGGAAATAGAGACTACTCAATCTGGAACTGTGATTACATTTAATATACCAGGGGTACAATATGAAATAGATCCGCAGACAGAGCCTCCAACAGCATCGGCTTTTGAGTTTTTCCAAACATCAGTTACAATTGCAGGTTATATTGATGACACTACATCAAAAAGTCTACACAGTAATAGAGATTACGAGGTAGCTATAGAGTACCTTGATGAGTATGAGAGAGCATCTACGGCTCTTGTTAGTACAGCGAACAGTATATTTGTAGGCGCTGAATTATCTACTTTTCAGAATAGAATAAGGGTAACCCTAAACAGTCTTGCTCCAAGCTGGGCTAGTAGGTATAGGTTTGTTTTAAAGCCTAGTAAGGGTGATTACGAGACCATATACTCTAGGTTCTACTATCAAAGTATAAACGATGGCGGTGCTTGGTGGATTAGGCTTGAAGGAGATAACCAAACAAAGGCCAAGGTTGGGGATACATTAATAGTCAAGTCTGATTCAAGTGGACCAACACCAAGATATATTGAGACTAAAGCTTTAGATATACAGGCTCTTTCTTATAATTCTGAATACGTAAGCGGAGATCATCCGGCTGGATTGTATATGAAGCTACGTGCCTCTAATTTTTCAATCTCTAGTGACCCTGAAAGCGAAAGGATATCAAGAAAAGCTGATACTCGTCGTTCAAATCTAGACGCTGTATTGTGGATGTCTGAATTAGTTGACCCAGAGGTCCCTGGTGTTTACCAACAGACAGCTATACCTTCTGGAGCTAAAGTATATTTTAGTTGCAACGCTTATTCGTTTGGGTCATACGGGTATGAGTATTCGTTTAACGGAGAGTTTACAGCTCAAAATGATTATGATAACATAGGTCAATTTATAAACGGTGAGAACATAAACTTCACCCCTCCAGACACAAATAGCGGTATGGGTAGCCCTTCTGATGGAGATCAGAACAGGTTCAAGTGGTTCCCTTCCGTGGGTGACTCCAATAATTTATATCAGGGGAATTTTGGAGCTTTACCTATTACACCAGAATACAGTGGGCGTGGTAGAAATACTGACGTACCTAGTGTAGAGAGGGAGATGCAAATGAAATATTACGAGGATCCTGCCGACCCAACACTGAGCTGGTTAATGCTAACAAACAATAGTAACGGAAGTGGAAGTAGACCGGCAACGACTATATTAAGAGTTGAGATTGAAAGACCCGGAGACCTGCTTGTTTTTGAGACTAAACCAGAGGAAATAGCTGGGGAGATATACTACCAAAGCAGTAAGAGTTACCCTATACAGTCAATAAAAAATAGTAATATAGGTCTATACGGTGTAACTGTTTCAGCAGCTGAGACAAATCAACAGACTATAGAATATACAACACCAGCAACACCAGGGGTTGAAAGTGAAGTAAGGACTACCACGATAACACCAGGTGGGCCATCTTTTATGTTTGAGGCTGTAGTAGGAAGTGTTAGCCTATTAACAATACCTTTATCACCATCAAACATAAGTATACAATTACTCAGCTCTCCAACATACACTGGAGATGTGCCTACCCTTGGTCACTACGGAAACGCATCTAACCAAACCACTACAGGGCCAGCAGTTATTGATTTAGAATTGTATAACTGTTTCTCATTTGGAAATGGAGTTGAGAGTTTTAAAATAAATGATGGGTTTGCAACACCAGGTTTTAGGATAGGGGCTCGTACTACGGCTGTTTCTTTAGAGGATTACAAAGAGGTTAACAGGTATTTTGATATAACATATAGTGGTGTATATAACCAACAAACGAACATAAACAAGCTAAATGAGTTCAATTTAGCACTAGCAAATTACAAGAGCTTAGAGGCTTCATTTGGACCTATAAACAAGCTACATGGAAGACAGACAGATATATTAGTTCTTCAAGAAGACAAAATATCATATGTTTTAACTGGGAAGAACTTATTATCTGATGCCGCAGCTGGAGGGGCTATAACATCTATACCTGAAGTTTTAGGTACACAGATAGCTAGAACTGAAGAGATCGGAATAAGTAATGACACCGCTAGCTTTGCTACGGAATCTGGGGATGTATTCTTTACGGACTCAAAGAGAGGAATGGTATTAAACCTTAAGGGTGGATCATACCAAGGAGAGTCGTTGAATATTATCTCTACATTAGGTATGAGGTCTTGGTTCAGGGATGAATTTTCTACTGGTTTTAATAAAATAAAACTTGGTGGATTTGATCCATACATGAATGAGTATGTACTAACTTTTGGTGATCATGAAAGACCACTACCACCTCTATCAGTAGGGGGTGGCACAGAATTATCTTACCAAGATAGATCTACACCTGTGATATTTAATGTACAGCTAAATGATTCTATAGGAGATGTAAATACTGACTATAACTTTACCTCTGGGGCTGGTAATATTACCATTGTTTATAACGGAAGTGAGGTTACCAATGCAGACGTAACTGGAAGCGGTCAATTATCTTTTAACAAAGACATAATAGGACTCAACGAATGTACTGTTACTGTAACACCAAGTGAAGAATCTACTTTCACTATTAAAGCAAACTTTATCGCAGATAAATCACTTACTATTGTTCATGTTGTCAAGAATACAGACGAAATGAATGAGAATATCATACACCATGAGTACCAATGGACTAACGGAACATATTCTTCTCCAGTATACCAACAAGAGATTACTTTCGGCGATGGTCCGGTATCATATTATAGAAGAGTAACTGGTATAGTATCACAGGGTGAGTTCCCTGTTGATGGATCTACAATAAGACTAAGGTATGCCCCTCAAATTGGCGACACCGCATCATGGGAGGCAGATAGATTCCAGTATCACTTATCTGATACACTTTATACTGAGTCTGAGATAGACTTATTAAAACCTCTATTAACTACTATTGCTGAGGTACCGTCATCTAACCCTGTAAATGTTCAGGGTGAATTTACTTACAGCAACCCTACATCAAAACAATACCTATATCTAGTGTATGACTATGTGTCTCCAGTTATAGAGTGTGGTGTGTCTGTAAATACTACAGCGGCAGGAACAGGGGCTTATGAGATGAGATCAGATTTAGGAACGGACATAGGGTTCGTAACGGTTGCTTTTGAGGGTTACAACACACCGACTAGGCTTCAGTTAGTCTATAATGGGAGTGTTGTAGCAGATTCACTATTTATTGGCGATGTATTACCAGACGCTACTCAAGAGGGATTAATAACATCCTTATCAACACTTTATACATACAACTATAACGGATTTACTTATGACCTTTCTAATTATGCGCCAGTAAACTATACGGCCGCAGATATAGCTGTATCGGATGGTTCTGAGTTAAGATCCAGTGGAGACGGTACGGGTCAAACAGGTGTTGTCGCAGACTTCCCTTCACCAACGGCAAAAGCCTCAGACGGGAGTGTAAAGTTAAAATTCTTAAAATCAACATCACTACCTACAGAAATGACAATAAGAGTCATAACGGCAGACGGTACTAATAGTTGGAGTATTAATGGTGTTACTTGTCCTACACAAGCTGCAGTTCCTGATGATCAGTTTGAGTGTTCAACAACACCGTTATTAACTCCGGATACTGCAGGATTCTGGAACTTAACGTCAGATATTGGCGTGAATACAGGTGCTGTTGTAATAACTATGAGACCTAAAAATGTTGGAGATACATTAGGTTCAGTAGTAGAGTATAATGGAGTCACATATAACACATTTGTTAGTGATTTTGATGGAACCCATAAGTCAGATACTGATGGTAACTACACATGGGTAGGTGCTACAATTCCTTCAAGCCCACAGGTTAAGGATGAGTACACATTTGAAAATGGTTCATTTGTAGATACAGGCAACGATGTTAGTCAAGTGGTAGCTGCTGGAGATGTTTCAACATCAAGCTTCCCGGTTGGATCTACTACAAGACCTAATTACACTATAGTAATACCAAAAATTGAAACTAACATACAGGCTCTAGACTTTAAGGTATTCAGTGATACAGAAGCAGAAATGACAGTTAGATGTCCAAGATTACTAAACTCAGCTCAAGTGGATGGTCCGTATGAATTTCCTAACACTGCAATAAACCCACCAGGTGTAGTGTTTAGAGACTTCTTTACTGTTCACAAGAGTGGTATTGGTACTTCACTACCTGGCTACGTTCCAATTTCATATGACCCTATATTACATTGCGAGCAATTATTTTTAGACGCAAATGGTATACAAACACTTCAGAAGGGGTATTACTATACAAACGATATAGAGACACCTCCTGAGTTTACTAATCAAGACCAATATAAGATTATATATGTAGATGATTGGGGGACAGCTTATTACTATACACCGAAAGAAATAATAACAAATTAAACATGGCATATACATTAACATACAGTGAAAGCGCAAAGGGGTGGCCATCGTTCTACTCCTTTATACCTGAAAAAATGATAGGAATGAACAACTCATTCTATTCATTTAAGGGTGGTAGATTGTACAAGCATAACTCTAACTCTAGACCTAGGAATAATTTCTATGGGAAGCAATATGGATCAACAATTTCAGGGGTTATTAACATTGAGCCAACCACTATAAAGAAGTTTAAGACTATCTCATTAGAGGGTAACGCTGCTTGGGATTGTTCCGTATATAGTGATTTAGAAGCAGGGTATATTGATAAAGATTGGTTCTCGCTAAAAGAGGGTGAGCAACATGCATACATAAGAAGAAGAGCGGATGACGATACATTTGAGGCTAGATCAGCTCAAGGTGTTGGATCAGTATCAACCGTGGATTCATCTGTAATTACTAGTGTGATTTTAACCTTTACGTTCAACATAGATAGCATGATATCTGTCGGAGATAAGCTATATGGTGTTACTTCTGGAACACCTGAATTTGCAGGCATAGTTACAGCGGTTTCGGATACAACAATAACTATAAATAGCGATATACCTGGAGCGCCTGATCCACCAACTACAACTATACCTGTAAACGGACAGTTTATAATGTACATTAAGAACAACATCGCAGAGTCCTATGGAGCTACTGGATACTACCTTGCATATACCCTTACAAACGACTCAACAAGTTTTGTGGAGCTTTATGGAATAGGATCAAATTTATTCAAGAGTTTTCCTTAATTTTTTGTATATTTGCAACTAATGGAAGTTAGAAATTTAATACATTCAGATTACGATGAAATACTCGTTAAGTGGTGGAAAGACTGGCGATGGGTAGCCCCATCTAGAGATTTTCTTCCAGATAATGGTAATGGAGGCCTTATAGTTTATGATGGAGATGTTCCAGTTTGCGCTGGCTACATGTACGTAACAAACTCAAAAACAGGGCTTTGTGAATTTATAGTGTCAAATTTCCATTACAAGGACAAAGAAAAAAGAAAGGAAGCATTAAGATTGTTGATTCACACAATAGACAGTGTATTCAAAAATATTGGGTGTAAGTACTCATATTCAGTACTTAAGAATAAATCATTAATAAACACTTACAAAGAATTAGGTTATCAAGAGGGGTCTAAGAACTGTACAGAGATGGTAAAAATATTATAAAAAATGGCAGCAGCAACATCAATAATAGCAGGAGGTAGTGCACTACTAGGAGCAGGTACCAGTATAATGGGAGGATTCGCCGCAAAAAAAGCAGCTAGAAAAGCGGCAATGGCAGCGGAAAACGCACTGGGTAGAGCTAAGAAACAGTTATCTATTACAAGAACAGAGGAACTACAAGTACCTCTAGAATCTTACCAATTACAGCAACAAGCTTTAGTGGCTGGCCAGCAGCAAGCTATCGAAGGATTGAGAGAGAGCGGACAGAGAGCTGTTCAGGGTGGTTTACCAGCATTACAGGCGCAGGTACAGGCTGGTGCTGAAGGAATAAGACAGGGTCAGGCACAGGCCATATATGAAAGAGAGAAGATGATCGTTGACGAGAAGAAGACGGCTGATCAACAACTCGCTAGCCTAGAGCTACAAACTGCACAGGGCGCTCAGATGGCAGCGGCACAGGCTGAAGAATCAGCGGCTCAACAGTTCTCAGCTGGTATACAGGGTATAGCTGCGGCAGGGCAATCAGCGTTTGCACAGTCAGACCTATACTCAGGGAGACAAGGAGAACTAGCTGGCGCTCAACAATTAATGGACTCTGGTGTAAATGTTGGAGGAGCAACAAACGCCAGACAAGCTAGTAGATTCTTACAGGGTGCAGGATACACAGGAGCAGAACTACAAGGTATAGGCGCTGGAGTTAGACCAACTCAAGCTGGAATTCAACCTATACAAACAGCTGGTATACAAGGAATGGGGATTCAGCCTATAAATTTTTCTGGATTAACGATTAGATAACAAAACATGGGAACATACTACGGATACGTAAACAGAGATCAGGATAAATCAATAATTGATTGGGCTGGAATAACTAAGAAAATATCTGACGATATACTCACAGAAAAGAATAGTAGAGAGGCTCGAAGATTTGAATTAGACAAAACTCAGAACGAGCAGTTAAGAAAACTAGACGATTATACCCAAGGTATAGATAAGACGGCCAACCAAGCAGCAATGGAAGCGGCACAGGGTTACAGAGACTTCTTAATGGAGAACCACAAGCTAATGAAGTCAGGACTTGTTAGTGTCAATGATTCTAAGATAGTAAAGGAGAACGCAAAGTCAACCTGGGGGACACTAAACAAGGCATTTAAGGGACACCAAGATGCCATACAGGCTAAGGTTGATGAAGGTGGAGCAGGTAATCTACTACTTGCTGAGAAAATGTCCACGGCTTTTGACTTCCAGAATAAAAAAATAGTACCAAGTAGAAATGGTGAGGCAGTATTCGTTAACATTGACCCAAAGACAGGGGAGATGGATATGGAGACAGCTATGCCAGTTTCTGGTTTATTGAATAATCAACAGAGAATGTGGGACACCATAGATGTACAAGAAAGCGCATCAAAGGCAGCCAATGCAGCCTCTATATATAAGTACTCCCCAACATCAACCCTTTCGATTAAAGACATAAGGGAAAACGAAGATTTTAAGGATTGGAAAAAAAATAGCATTTTAGCTGCCCTAGATACACCTCAAAGACAAGCCTCCGTATTAATGGATTATTTAGGCGTTGATCCTGATGATATAAAAATGGTAGAAGATAGCCAAGGTATTCTACAACCAGAACTAACCACAAAACAACTAGATGCCGCTAAAGAGGCCTACGGGTCTGCCTTAGAGATTGGGTTAGGTTATGAGGAGACAAGAACAGAAGCTAGAGCGCCTAGTGCGGCACAAATATCAGTTGGTCGAGGTAAGAAAACTAAAGAAGCCACATATAACACTATTTCAGAGGCTCTTCAAGGTGATTCAACTAAGTTTAAGACTATATTTGACCCTATGGGTCAGGCGTTAGTTTCTGTAGACCCAGAAGGGAAAACAATAACAATAGGAAACAACGACCCAATAGACATAAGCTCTGACCAACTTATAGATCAAAGTGGTGGAAGGATTGCTGCTCAATTGAGTGGTCTTCCAGCTTTTGCTGATGCTGGTATGTCGGCAGAAGATTTTAGTGCGTTTATCAGAAAGAAAAACCTAAAAAATCCTAGAGTAAGTGAAAAAGTTTCTACATTTGAAACTTTTGACACTACTAAAGCAAAACCATATGTCACCGAAGATAACTTGAAAAAACTAAACGATGCGTTAGTATATAAATTAAAGATTGGTGATGTAGCGAAAACAGAAGAAGAGGGAAGAAGAAATAGTTTTAGGAGGTCACTAATAGAAATTGCTGGTCCAGCAAGGGTAAATGTTGAGGTATTAGATGATGACACAGTAGTTGTTGGTAATATTACCATACCAAATGGTATAACTAAGCCTAAGGAAGTACTAGAGGCAATAGAGGCTGGTAAAAAAGCTAAAAAGAAATTACCAAAGTAAATTAAATAACAAGAAATGAACGAAGAAGCAATAAAAGCACTGTATGAGTCAGTATCTGTAGACTATGAGGTAGGAACTATAGATGAATTCAAGGCTTATTTATCTGATGATTACAAGCGTAACCAGTTTTATGAGAATGTAATCAAACCGGAATATGACGTTCAAAGTATAGATGAGTTTGAGTCCACTTATGGTTTAAAAAAAAAAGTCGATTCTACTTTGGAAACGGAAGATATGGTTGGTACTACAGGAATGGGAACAGCTCCTGGATCTTTGGCTTCTTCAGAAACACCACCCGTTAGCATACCAGTACAAGAAGAAAACTTTCTAATCGACGGATTTGATCCGAGTACATTAACAGCACCTGTAGAGGATGGGTCAATTCCTGATCCATTAGAGACAGAAACTAAAGTCTTAACTGAGCTAGGAGTTGAGCCAGTAGAGTTTAAGACATGGAAAGAAGAAAACCTAAGGCCGGAATCAAAATCATATAAGTTTTTTAAAGAACTACTCCTGAATGATGAGGGTCAACAATATGAGGATGAACAGAAAATCCAGAAACAGGTTACGACTTACTTAGCTCAGAAATTAAACAAAAATCTAGAAGCAATAGATGCAGCAGATGAAGAGGCTCAAAAAGTTTTAATAGAACAGAACAGGAAAGATGCGCAGACTATTGTAAATAACCTAAAGGCATACAAGAAAGAGGCTGTAATTGACGACCTAGAGAGCAGAAAAAACCTACTAAGACGTCAAAGAGCTGGTGGCTTTAAAATGGCCGCTTCAACAGGTTCTGAAATGATAAAAGCCGCTGGTAATGCTGCCGCAAATTATGCAATGGGTACAGCAGCATCACTATTTACAGAGGCTGACGCTTTGTTTAACGCAACTGGTGCAGACAAAAAAGGAGCCCTCCTTGGCATCGCTGAAATGTTCCTAGATTCAGCGGAACACTACAGTTTAGATGCAGGTGAAACACAGAGATCCACATTTGTACAGGGTAAAGAAGTAATAAGCAATGGTAAAACATATATAGTATCTGATGATGGCGTTGTTTACGATGAAGAAACACACATAAGAGTTGATGATATACTACCTGAGACAGAGGTAGCAAGCATACAAGATAAGGCGTCAAAAATTGAGGGAGACAGTACAAGCTTTGATATGGGCTCTGGATTAACTGGACTTACAAGTACAGTAGTAAATTTATTTGGATTAATACAAGGAAGTAAGAAGCTTCAAAAATCTTTTGGAGTAAATCCTAAAGTCGGTATGGGGTTAACGTCTTTTGCCAGTACAGTTTCGTCCAGTGTAGAATCTGTTAAGGACGATCTTATGGCTCAGGGAGTTAGTGAAAAAGAGGCCACAAATAAAGCGCTTGTTTTTGGTAGCGCTATAGCAACACTAGACGGAGTTTTTTCTGCACTAGCAGGTAGTAATGAGAAATTACTTGGATCCACGAAAGTAGTAAAAGACTTATTAATAGACCTAGCAAAGAAAAAAGGTAAAGAATTTTCCTCTCAACAACTTAAAAGGAAAGCAGGAGATCTTATTAAAGAGAACGCAAAGGAACTATTTATAGAGGAAATACCGGTGCTTTTATCTGAAAGAGGTATAAACAACGTTATAAACTATAGCGTAGGAATGGACGTAAGAGCTGGAGTTGAAGACTTAAAAAGAGCTGACTTCATGGAAACCGCTTTCTTGACGTTAGGGGCAACTACAGGAATGGGTAGTAAGAGATTACTTACATCTAATCAAAGAAACGATGTTGTTAGATACTTATCTAATAATATAAAAGATGTGGACGTAGTAAGCGCTAAGCTAGTGACAGAGGGTTTACTTACTCAGCAAGAAGCTGATAATGCCGTAAGTGAGGTGAAATCAATGCAATATGCGGAGACTAAAGTATCAGGTGCCGTTAAGACCACTGAGAATATGATAGAGGCCGCAGCCTTAATAGAGAAGAAAGAAAAGTTAATCTCAGAGAGAGAAAATACAGACCCATCGTTAAGGGCTGATATAGATAAAAGAATAAACTCAATTGATCAGCAACTTGAACAACTCAAGCAGAAGGACGATAAAGATGTTCAGGATATTATTAACGGAGAGAAGGACGGAGAGATAAAAATAGAGGTCACTAGAGAGGAAGCTGTTGAGGCTTTGAAAGCTGAAAACGAAGCTAATGAAAGACTAGGACTTCCTACTATTATAGAGTCAGAAGCAAACATTCTTAAGACACAAGAGAAACTAATAAAAGAGAAACAAGATGCCATTCAAAAGCAAGAAACAAGAGAAGTACCTGATGCTGAACCAGCCGAAGGTGTACAAGAAGTGGAAACAGAAGTACGGGTTACTCCTGAGCAAGAAACGGAAGTAAATCCTGAAAAGACAGAAAGACTTAAAGATTCTCAGATACCTACCTCTCAACAAAAGTTTACTGTTGAAGATGATGCTGGTGATACTGTTATTGTAACGGTTACAACAAACATTGATGGCAGTAGAAAGATAATACAAAAATTAGAGGATGGTACTGTTGTAGGTGCAAACTCTAAAACATTGTCTAAAGATAACACTTTAACAAATGAAGAGTATGTTAATGCTTCATTTGGAGATGTTAAAAAAACTGAAGATGTTGACATTAAAACTGTAAGAAATCCTAAGTTAGAATCTAAAATGTCTGACAGGCAGCGTAAAGCAGCAGGCATCGATACACAGAAAGATGAG